GCAATGTCCAGCGGTATCAGCTGGAGAATGTCTGCCCAAAGCTTGACGGCTTCGTCGCTGATCTCGCGGCCGTCGATCACAGCGATCTCGGCCAGCAGTTGCTTGGTCTCTTGGATGTTCACTTGCTCTCTCCTATCTCGCGCAGGATCTGCGCTGCTCTTGCCCGGTTGTCATCCTTGGCGCTCTTGGTGCTTCTTGCTTCGTATGGTTCATCATCCCACCGGCCGTCGTTAATCCATGTAGCCGGGTGCGGTATGTATTGCTTCGGTGGCAGATTCGGGTCGGCGCTCAAACGTTGCACCCCGGCGAGTATCGTCGCCAGCGGTGTCTTCTTCGCTGCCCGGTGAAAGGCGCGAGCTGCAGCTTGTTTGCCGATCCGTCTAGGGTAATGCTGCCAAAAGATTTCGAATGCTGCGGCTGCGTCTTGATCAAAAGTTCTAGGTGTTGTTGTCTTCTCTATATCTTTGTTTTCTATATATGCACCCTTGTCATCCAGACTTGGATTGGCGAGGTCTGGGTTTGCGTGGTCTGGGTTGGTCAAAATCCAAGCCAGCCCGGAGTTGTATCCGCGCTCGTCATGCGTGCGGTGCGTCTCCAACCAGCCGGCCGCTTTGAGCTCCTTGGCCGCGGTTGCGATCGCGGTGTCGCCCATCTTGATCTCGCGTCTGATCTGCCCGAACGTGATTTTGTATCCGATCTCATGCGTCAAAAGGTAGATGAGCAGAAAGTTGGCGTTGACGCTCAGCCCGGTGCTCCTGATCCAGTTGTTTGGGATCGTCGTAAAGTTGCCGTCGAGCTGGAGCTTGGCGCGGTAGATTCCTGATTCCATTGCTTATCCTTTTGTTGGTGGTTTGGGGTCGGTGTCGATGTTGATCCACGCTGCGGCGGCGACCCAGTCGTTTTTGCGTGCGTAGCCCTTGGTGATGCTGATGGCCTTTTTGCCATGCACTTCGTCTGATCGGTGCGGTGTGAATTTTAGCCGCTGGTAGAGCTCATCGATGCGGTCGGCCATGTGCTTCGTGATCTTCTTGTTGATCAAGATGCGGTGGTAGTTTGGATATTTTGTGCCGATCATGATGGCCTGCCAGCGCAAGCTGTAACCCTGAACGCAGAGTGCCTGAATGCGTCGCTGCGATCCGCGCGCGTCGATCATCGCGCCGTCGGCAAGGTGTCGGTGCTCAGGTTGGATCTTGAGCAATCTCTGAGCTGCTCCGTATGTGATCCGCGTCGTCTTCTTGCCCGGGGTCGTCGAGTGTCCGTTCATCAAGGTCTGGATCACGATCGGACTAACGTTGGCGATCTTTGCGAGCTGCCGGTGGCCGATGCCGAAATCGCGCAGCCCTTTCACGTGAGCTCTGATCGGGTCGGCTGGCACGTAAAAGGTGAAAGGTTGCTGCATTCGGTGTCCTTGGTTGCGGTTTTTGGTCGAGTTGGAGTTTGAGTATGGCCTGTTTTTGGCAAGTCGTCAATTTTGGCGCTGTGCGGCGTTTTGCGGCCTTGGGTGTCGTCTGTGGGTCTTCGTGCCACTTGGTCGCTGTTTGCCGTTCAGCGGTCAACGTGGCAGGTCAATTTTCACCGCTGGCCGCTGTTTTGCCGCGCTGATCGCGCTGCGAGCTGCGGTTTGCCCTTTTGTGCCTATTGGCAACAACTGGTCACCCCTTTAGTCGTCGGTGAAAGGCTCAAAAGGTCGCCGGGTGAAGTCGTCGCGCAAAACCCACCACTTGCCCGTCACCCGATCAAGAACCGGCGCGGTCGTCGGTTGCCAAGGTCTGAGCTTGTGGCCGGCCAAACGTGCCGAAGCTGCCGCGCTCTCGTTGCGCTCTATCCGGCCGTTCTCGTAACTGCACAGGATCATCAAATTCGAGCTGCTATTGGTCTCGTCGTCGTCGCTGCCACCCATGCCGCGGTTGCGTCGGTGTTGCGGTGCGATCCGCTCGGTCTCGCCACAATGCAGGCAGTAGCCGTCGCGGTCGAGCAACTGCCGCCATTGCTTCTTGGTCAGCCCTTTTGCCACTCGATCGCCACCTGTTTTGCCATCACGCTGATCGCCATTGACTCGGTCTCCAGCGCCCGGATCTTTGCCTTGACTCGGTTCACTTCAATCCGAGCAATGTCGGCCGCAAGCCGCGCGTCGGCCGCTTCGAGCTTCGCCAACGCTTCGCGATCTTTGATCGTGCCCTGATTGGTGATGTAACTTCGCCACTCGATGCGGTCGGCTTCGTCATTCAGTTTGACCGCTTTGGTCTCCGCTTCGTTCAATGCCTGCACGCCCATCCTGATCTGTTTGATCACTTCGCGCAGCTCGCTCTCGATTCCTGCCGGTGTTGTCTCCATTTTGCAGCTCCAATATTCGGGTGATCTCTCTAAACAAACCGCCGGCCACTTCGTCGTTGCCTAGCATCCATTGCTCAATGGCCGCTTCATGCAGCTCTCGAACGGCCGCGTAGCGGATGTTCACTTCTTCGTCTTTTTAATCTGCTCGAGTATCATCTCGTTCGCTCCGCTCTTTTGTGCCTGCCCGTATATTATCTTGAGCTCGTCGAGCGTTTTTGCTTCGGCGGCAAGCTTGAGCCAGTCAGTCGCTGAAGCCGGTTTTGGTTTTGGTCGCGTGTCGTAGCTTGACTCGTCTGGGTCTGGCTCGTCGGTCGGCAAGCAGAGAAGCTGGATCATGAACGTGCGGTAGGCGACGCTCATCGCTTTTGCGGTGGCCTTGTCGCCGGTGTCGAATGCTTCGGCCGGAACGACTCCGATGATCTCGTCGCCGTCGATTGCTTGCACGTGATATTTCACAACCACGCGCGCGATCTGTTGCTGCGTGCCCTTGCTGCTCACCGCGGTGTCGTAGTCGATCGTCAGGAGCTCAGGCCAAATGGTCAAGTTGAATTGCGCGAGCGCCGGTGAGACCGCGTTGATCACCGCATCAATGCCGCGGAATTTGTAATTCTGGGATGTGTTTGTGCCGGTCTTGCCTACCGCTCCGACGGCTTCGGCGACTTGTCGCACCGCTGCCAGCGTCTCGAGTATTCTGCTGTCGCTCATGCTGCTCACTTGTTTGCTCCTTTGGTTTTTATGGTCAGGTATGGTGTGCCCCCGGCGCGGCTGCTGCGCTGAGCGACGACGATCTCTTGCCCGTCGATGTCGACGTAACCGATCTGCGCTTTACCGAGCACGTCGATCGTGCGGCTTTTGAGCTCGGTAAGTTTTGCGTCTGCGTCTGCTAGGTCGCTCGCTGCGTTCGCGAGGTGAATTCCTAAGTCGCCAAGGTCAACTTTTGCTCCGCTGTCGATGTCTGGGTTGAGTGCGCGCGCGGTTTCGTAGGTGGCGTTGCTGCCATCCCATTCCGGTTTCGTTTCGGTGGTCAGGCAAGTCATGAATTCTTCGCAGCGTTCGCGGTTGTATTCTTGCTCGAAAGGATCGGCTGGCACGTGGTAAATGCGGAAACGTTGCCCACCGAAAAGAACCGCGACGTATGCTTCGTCGATGCTGAGCGTGTCTAGGTAATGCTGCACCTGCGTGCGGTAGTAGCGTGGCACTCCTGCTGCTGATCCAAATTCTCCAAGCGTGGGAATGATCCAGTCGTCTTCGAAGCGCGCCGTTTTGACTTCGAGTAGCGCAAGCTTGCCGTCGTCTTTGACGATCAGTCCGTCTGGGTTTGCGATCTGCCATGGCCGTTCGATGTTGCGGTATGTGCCAACTTCGATGACCGGCCAGCCGGTGAAAGCTGAAAAGTAGTCGCGCACCACCGGCTCTAAAATCGTGCCCCACTCCATCGGCTCATTCTTCTCGACGTGGTCGTCGATCTTGCCGAGCTTTTTCGCCCATACTGCGAGCGCGCTGCTCCACTTGGAAACTCCGACTATCGCTGCGACGTCGCTGCCGCTGACTCCGGTGCGTCTTATCGCCAGCCACTCGTTGCTGCCCGGTTCGAAGTCTGCGACTAATTCCGCGTTGCCGACCTGTTCGATGTTGATCTCGTTTTGCATTCTGTGTCCTTTGTTTTTGGTTAGTCTTAGAGTAATGACTACCACCGACAAAGTGCCACCGACGCACATCGAGCTGCTCGTCGCGATCGAGCGCAATGGTGGCGTGCCTTGTGAAACGTTGCCCGACGTTTACTATCCCGAGCCGTATTCGGGTATCCCGGTTGCTAAAGCCGTCGAGCTGGCCAAGTCACTTTGTGCCGGTTGCCCGATCTCTGATCTGTGTTTGCGCGTTGCGATCGCTCAAAAGATGACCGAGGGTATCTGGGGTGGTCTCACCGCCGACGAGCGCCGGGGTCTTCGTCGCAGCTAAGGTTTGCGCTTGGCCTGTTCTTCAGCTGCGGTTGCCGCTTTGCGGAACGCGCGCTCAATGTCGTCAAGGTCGGCTTTGCCCGTCGTCGTTATGCTCTTGCCGATCGCGCTGGCTGCGATCACAAAGGTCGCGCCGAACGCTGAAAAGCCGCTGGTCAAAGGGTCGCTGTCGACTCCGGGGATCAAATCCATCGCGCCGCCCACGCCCATGCCGATCGGGAATGTCATCAGCGCAAGCCCGGCGCTTCGCCACAAGACCTGCCAAATGATGCCGGCGACCACTCCGGTCTTGGCCAGCAGCTTGCGTGCGTGTGGGTTCACTTGGTCTCTCCGGGTGGCGTGGCTGCCGCCGCTTTAGCCGCTTGGCGAGCTGCCCGGCTTGCGTCGATCAAGGCGAAAAGGTCGAGCAGGAGCTCGCGTGGCGCGGTGTGTGGCACTGGGTTCTTGGCCGCGGCCGCGTGCAGGTGCGGTGCTCCACGCGACCCCTTGTCGCTCATCTTGTTGATCGGTGTCACGCCGCCGATGACCTTGTCGCCAACTTTGAGCGTGGTCGGTGTCTCGGCGTGGTTGTAGCCGATCCAAACCCCACCGGCGCAGGCCGGGTTGTCGCATGGGTCGTTCTTGATGATGACCGAGCAGCCGAGCTCGGCGGTCTCTAGGATCTTGGTGATCGTGCCATCGTGGATCGCGCGGAAGTCGCGGCCTTTTGAGCCGTTCTTGTAGCCCCAGTCGCTGCCGCGGTGCGGTTGCTTGCGTGGCTTGCCGGTGTCGCCAAGGGTCTTCTTGTGCAGCCCGTCGCGGCGCTCGCGGTCTTTGTCTTTGAGTGGTTCGTGGTAGCAGGTCATCTTATGCTCCGGTCATCGCTTGTGTGATCAAGGTGGTTAGGCTGCCGCTGGCCAGCGCGATGCCGACCAGCAACCAGCGGAATTGCTCGAGCTGGCGCAGCCGCACTTCGTGGTCTTTGATGTTGCGCTCTGCCCAAATGCTGGAGTTTGAGTGGCGCTCGTCGTTCGCCCCGATTTTGGCATCGAGTCGCTCGATCGCGATCAAGATATCGACGCCCCACTTCGGGGTCTGATCGGGTTGGTTGTCTACGCTCATGCTGTCTCCGGTGAAAGGTTGCCCGGCGTAGGATCGGTTGCTTCTAGTTTACTTGTCGTCGGTTTTTTTGAAGTCGATTTTGACTTGACCCCATTTACCAATCGGACATTCCGCGTTCGGTAACTTGGTTTTCAAGTCCATAAAGCACTTGCATTCTTTGCATTGATGTGTCGTCGAAATGTAAAACGGACATTCTTTACAAATGCTCAAACGCTCACCGGCGATCTCAGTTTCAACCCGGCCAATGTTTTTGTTTAGTAAATCCCAAGGCCGAGCTGGTCGCTCAGGCTTGTCACTCATCGTCTTTGCTCATCTCCGCGATCAGCTCATCGATGTCGTCGCTGATCTGCACCCACGCCGTCGTTGCGTCATCCCATCGGTAATTTTTGCCGTCGGTCGGGTATGGGATTGGAGGTTCCCATGTCTGAGTGTCGTTATTCCAAACAAACGACGGATTCATTTTCGGCGTGATGGATGAACCGACCGCGCTCTCTTGCTGAGTCGTTGGTGGCACTTCGAATTCTCCGTTTTCGTAAACAGCGCCAACAAGGTTCTTTGACGTGTCTGATCGCTGTTGATACCATTTGGTGGCTTCGACTATCTCCGGTGCGCTGAGAAAGATTGCGGCCAGACGTGCGTCGCAGTGGAGCACGTCTTGCACGACTCCGTCGATGATAAAAGCGATCGAGTAGCTGTCGGCCGGTAGGTCTGGTGCGTGTGAGTGTTCGGTGTCTGTCATGTGATTATCCTTCTGCTCTAAAGTCGTCGATCGTGGAGCTCTGCGTGTAAGTCGATGGCACTTTGATTATCCCCACGTTCGGCGCTTTTGTTGCTCCGCTTTGCGTTGTCGATATCGTGCCTATTGTATTCGTTTTTGCGGTGTCTGAGTATGCCACCGCGGTGATCGCATTGTTGAGTGTTGTCACTTGAACCGCTGCGGCCGCTTGTGCCAGCGTCACGTCGCTGACCACCGAAGTGGTGACTGTTCCCGAAACCGAACGCGAAAGACGCAGGTAGTGGTAGATGTCGGTGCAGGTCTGGCAATTGCACGAGTATGAACCGCACTGGTATTGACCGCATTGCGCGCAGTCGGTCACGTTGCAGAAATTACAAGTCAGCGTTGCGTTGCCGATGACCGATCCACCACCGACGCAGCACTTGGTTGTTTGGCAAACGTAACCCGACGAGCATGAATAGTAAGAACCGCAAGATGGACAAGATTGCACTTGGCACGTGTTGCAGCAATATTGCGGACAGGTCTGGCAATTGCATTGGTAGCTTGTTGAGGTGTTTGTGTAGGCCGCCGCCCACCAATTGTTAGCATCGCTGATCCAAAAGCCGACGCCGCCACCGCCACCGACCGATGCTGAAACCACCACGTCGTTGCCAGCGAGCGCCGCACTTGCGATTGGGTATCCGCTCGCCGCGTCGTTGCTCTGCGCTTGTGATCCGTTAGCGAACCATGTGCCACGCAGGTTGCTCCAAAATCCGCCGAGCGAGCCGCTGGTGGTGCGGTTGAAGTTATCAATGAGCAGCCTTTTGCCGGCCTGCATCAATCCGTATGCGCGTGCGGATGCTCCGGCCAGCATCGATAGGAGCGGACTCATGGCTTAGGCGTATTTCGTTTGACTTGCTAGGACTAGGTAGCTCGGTGTTGCCGCCGTCTTGGTGATCGCGAAGCTGTAAACGTCGATCGACGACGCATTGCCTGCGCTTGGTGTTGTGCCACCCTGCCACTTTGGTGTCACCGACGTGCCATCGATCTGGATCGCGGTCGGGTAGTAGGCGGTTGAGCCGTTGGTGTTGCGAAAGACGAGCGTGATTGTCTGGCCAACTGGCAAAAGGCTAGACAGCGTGGCGCTCGAGCTGGCGCGAATGTTTAGCGTGAAGTTGGCGGTTGCGTTGCTTGTGTAGTAAAGGTCGGCCTGAGTTGCTGCGTCAAAGTTGATTGTGTTTGCCGCCGCGGTCGCGCTGATCGTGGTTGTCTCGCGCGGTGACGTGATCAGCACGTTGCTAAGTGACGTGTCTTGCCCGGCTGCCACCCATGCTGCTCCGTTGTAAAATTCAAGCGCGTCGCCGTCTGCGCGGTAGGTGACCATGCCTTCAGTTGGCGATGTGATCGCGCTGCCGCGAGCTGCTGCGCTCGCAAAGACACCGATGGTCTGCTCTTGTATGTAGGTGTTTAGTTGCGCCGCGGTGAGCACATCACCTGCCGCCCATGTTTTGAAGCCTGCGCCTGCCATTGGATCTCCTAGAAAGTTACGACGTTGCCTGCGTCTAGTTTACCGAATTGTGGGTCATCGAGCACTAGTGGCGTGGCGTTCAATGTTGAGAAACCTAGCGCGAGAGCGGTGTCGCTGTTTGAGTAGTCGTATGCGATGTCTTGTCTGATCACTTTGCACCATCGTTCAATGGCCGGCGCGATTCCGTTAGGCGTGTAAATGACTTTAACCACGTCGCCAAGTTCAAGGTTCATCACTTTTGCTTGGTGCGCTTCGCTCAAACTTTCAAGCCGTATGTTCACCGATTCGAAGCGGTATTCGGGAGTTGCATAAAGGTCGGTCAAGTAGATCGCGAGCTGCTCCACGTCGTCGTCGTCGGCGATCAGCAAATCGTTATATGTCAGCGTGCTTATTCCGTATTCCCTTTGTGATCCCAAGTCATCGGTTTGTATGATCGCGCCGCCTATGCGGTTTGCGACCACTTGGTTGTAGAGCAGCTCTGATCCGTAGTTGACTTGGCAATCCCTGAAAAGTATCCCTTGTGCCGGGTTGTCGGACAGGACAACGTCGTTCATGCTGGATGGTGCGCTTGAGCGTCGGTCGCGGAAGGTAACGTCACCCGATTTGCTTATGAAAAGTTCGCCGGGTTCGCTCGTCTCCACTTGTTGCAGGTATTGGAGCGCGTTGGTGCTCTCTGCGATCACATCTGCCCCGAGCTGCATCTGGCCGCTGGCGATGTCGCGGCGCGCAGCTGGCCACTTCACATCTGCGCTATCCAAAATTGCATGAATGCGTGCTCCGGTAAGTTGCGCGGTCGCGGTGCTGGCCGTCAGGGTTTGGTTTGTGAGTTGCGTAAATCCGTCAGTTGCCACCGCTTCGGCTATCGAGTCATTGTTTAGGTTGTAGTTCAGATTCCAGTCGTCGACGATGCCGCGGTAAACGACGGCCGTTCCGTAACTAATCCTGATCTCGCGTCGCGGCACGATGTTGCCGTAAAAGGGTGACGCTTCGAATGTCGGGTCAAAGGCGCGGCTGCGGTTGTCGAGCTGCACGCTTGCCCTGCCTGCGGTGAAACGATCAAGGTCTCGGCTCTTGCCGCGTTGGATCTGTATCTCTTTGACGTAGTTGCTCACGTCGACAAATAAAATACCGCCGAGCACGTAGTTTGAGTTGTCGAGCACGCCACGCACCGGATCATCCAAAATAAACGAGTTGCCTAGGTTGCCCGTTGTCGAGTCGAACCCGAATTCAACTTTGAACGGGTTTGTCATTGCGCTCTAACCCAGATGTTGCCGCTGGTCTTTTCGAGCTTGATCAATCCTTGTGCGACTTGGCGTGAGTCAAGGTTGAGCGTGAGCTGGATCGGGAGTTGCTTCGCGCCCGGTGAAACGCTGGCCACGTTGAATGCGACCCCACCCCGGTTACTGCTGCCACCGCCGATGCTTGAGCTTAGGTCTGACTGCCCGATTGTTGGATCGGGGTTGAGCGCCTTGTATGCGTCGAGCGCCGATGTGATCGCTGCGCTGACCTTGGCTGCGAATGCGTCAGCGAATTTTTGGCCTAGGTCACCTGCGAGCGCGGTGAGCTCCGCTTCTTTTGCGCTGATCCCGGCAATGATGCCGTCGGTCAAGTTCAGCCCTTGGCCGTATAGGTATTGCGCGGTGTCTTCAGCTGCTTGGCCGGCGGTGTTTTGGATGTCTCTGTAGAGCTGGTTGACTTCGCTGATCGTGTCAGCGCCACCTGCGATCAAAGCTTCGGCGGTCGCGTTGCCTGCGTCTGCCCCGGCGCTCACGATCTGCTTGAACAGGTCGCTGCTCAAACCGAGCGCGCGGAGCTGCTTCAAGTTGGCCACAAACTTGCGCGCCTTGTCGAGCACCCCTTGGAAGCCGTCGACGATCGTGTTTTGCGTTTTGACCACTTCGAGCGTGCGCGTGGTTGTCACTTGCAGGCCGTTGACCAGCCGGGTGGTTGCTTCGGTGATCGTCTGGGTCTGGCTCGTCACAAAGGAGTTGATGTCGGCCACGCCACCGATCGCGTCGCGAACGTCGCCCATCAAAGATTCGACCAGCGAGCGTCGCTCTGCGAGCTCGTCGCGCTGTCTGCCGATCGTCTGCAGCACGCTCTGCTCCGATGCCGCGTATCGTCTCAGGTTGTCGTATGCGTCGCTAAGGATCGCGCCCGAGTCCAGCGCGTCTTTGAGCGTGTCGCCAAGGCTGCCGAACGAGTCGGCCACCTGCTGCTCAAACTCTCCGAGCTCCTTGGTGGCTTTGCCAAGGTCGCGCACGGCCATGAGCGAGTCTCTGATCGCCGCGGTCGCTGCCGCCTGAGCGTCGGTGAAATCCTGAAGCCGCTCCGCTGCCGCTGCGATCGCTTCTTCGGTCTTCTTGTATGCTTCTTCTTGCGCGGTGGCCAGCTCGTCTAGGCCGGCTTGGGTCTTGTTGAATTTGGCCTGCAGCTGTGTCACCGCGCTCTCGCCGCGTTTGACGATGTCGTTGTAGACGACCTGCCACTGATCGCCGCTGCCAATGATCGCTTCGACTAACCCTTGGCTCGCGCCCATCGCTGCGAGCTTGGTGGCCGCGTTGACCTTGGCAATGTCGGCGCTGATCTTGTTGGCAAATTCGCTGATCGGGTTTGCCTTGGTTTTGGTTTCGGCCTTGCTGTAAACGACGCGCTTCGGTGTCGACCACTTCTTGCCATCCCATGTGGTTTCCCACCAGACGGCCTGCCCGGTCTTGTCGTAGTTGAAGTATGTATAAACCTGCCCCGGCTTCGGGTTGAGCGGTCGCGTGTCCGTCGTTGGTGAAGTAGGGATCTGGCCAAAGCCGGCATTCGGCAAGCTGGAATTGTATCTCTCGTTTGCGTCGGCAGCCGAGTTGGTTGCGTCTGCGGCTTCACCAAATGATGCGGCGATAGTTCCGAGTCCAACAATGAGCAAGCCGATGCCGGTGCTGACCAGCGCCCACTTGAGCGTCTTCAATGCGAGAGCAAATGTCAGCGTCTCGGCGGTGGCCAGCGTCGTTGCCGCGCTAAGCAAACCCAGACCGATGGTCAAACCACCGGCGACCTGTATCACTTGCCCGATCGCGCGCGCGTTCTCGAACATGAACGTGGCAAAGTTTGCCGCGAATACCACGCCCTTTGAGAGCGCGGTCACGATCTTGTCGAGCTGCTTAGCTCCTTCGGGTGACTCAAGGTATTTCACCATCTCTTGCAGGTATGGCACGAGCTTCATACCGACTTGCTCTTGTAAGTCTTGGAAGATGATCTGCATCATCTTGAATGGATCGTTTAGCGCCGCGGTGCGTGCCATGCCTGCGAATTGCTTTTCGGCTTCGCTGGCGAAGTCGGCCGCTCCTTTGAGCGATGGAACGAGACGCGTCAGCGCGGTTGTCTGCCCCGTAGCGGCCTTGGCAACCGCTACCGATACCGAAGCAAGGTCTCGACCCGTTCCGGCCGCGATGTCGGCGCTGAGAGACAGCAGGCGCTGTGCCTGCGTGGTTTCTCCGGTCGCCCTGACCAAAGTGGCGAAGGCCGGTCTCAACTCGTCGTCGGCAATCGCCACTTGACGCTGCATCGCGTTTATGACTTGCTCAATGCCGGCGACTTGCTCGTCGCTCGCGCCGGTGGTGTTGCGGAGTTGGTTTGCTAGGAGCTGCTGCGACTTGATGTCTTCGCTGGCCGCCATGCCCACTTCTTTTAGCCCGGAAACGAGCGCGCTCAAACCTAGCCCGACGCCAAGCGCCCCGGCGATTCCCTTAAGGCCGCCCGTAAACTTCTTGAGCGACTTCTGTGCGTTGGTGAGCCCCTTGTCTTGGAAGCGGCTCAATATATTTAAGTGAACGGCCATTAGCGTGCCCTAACGTTTCGACTGATCTTGCTTGCGTATGTCTCTAGGATCTTGAGCGCGTCTTGCTCGAGCTGCGGTTTCCGCTCGATGAAGATGCGGTATGCGAAACGGCCAGCCTTGGCGCGCATCGGGAACTTTGACTTCAGCTCGCTGATGAATTGATCGCCGCCGCGGTTTACGCGAGTGTAGGTGCGTGTCTCGCCGTTGATCGTCTTGCGGCTAAATTCTTTTGTGCGTGGTCGCGGTGCACGCTTGGATGCTCCGGCGAGCTCGGCGTAATCGAAACCTAGGCCGCCCGGTGAACCCGTCACGTTGATCTGCAGCAGCGGCCTGAATTGTGCTTTGGATCGGCGCGCTTTTGCGTCAAACTTGACGACCGCTCGAACCGGCGACCAGCGTGTTCGCCCTTGGTGCACCATGCCGCGCAAAATGCGACCGCCGTCGCTTGGCACTTGCTCTCTGATCATGGCCGCTACCGGCCTGACCGCTCTGCCCATGTCTTGCTTGAATTTGCGCTGCGTCTTCGCGCTGGTCAAATCTTTTAGTGCGGCCAGCAGCTCGTCGACTCCTTCGACTTTGATTGTCGTCTTGATGATCTCGTCTGCCATAGGTCAATTCTATCTTGGAGCAAGAAATCCCCACCGCTTGGATGGGGATCTCTCGCTGCTAACGTCTGGACTCTAGGTATCGCTGCATAGTCCACAGCATTCGTTCGCCGTATTCTTCTTCGCTCAAAGCGAGAAGAGTTTGCGGCGCGATGCCGGTCTCGCAAGCGATGCCGGCGATGACCCATGTGGGACTTGCCGGATCACCTAGGGCTTCGATTTTTTTGTTGCGTCACCGAATTCCAAGTCTTCGATTGATTCCACCCACGCTTCGAATTCGAGCGCGGTTGCGTTCGTGCGTCGTTGCTGTGAGTGTGCCAACCATAGGAGCTGCGTGTTGCTAAGGTTTTGCAGCGCGGTATTCCACGAGATGTTGAAGTGCGCTTCGAAGCGCACGAAGTCGATCTGTTTGATCTCGACATCGCGTTTGCTTCCGTCTGCATGGATCGCGCGTAGGACTAGAGCCATTTTTTATTCCTTTGTTTTGTTTTGGTTATGCAGCTGTGCCGATTGTCCACGCGCCTGAAATCGGCCACGTGATCGTTGCGGTGGCGAGGTCGCCTATAGCGCCAGCCACGGGAGTGTAGCTGGTCACAAGAACGACCGCGGTAAACGCGTTATTGGTTGCTCCGGTCGCTGTGCCGTTTGGCTTGACGACCGCGGTTGCGAGTGAGCCGATCAATGGCACGATGGTCGCGTCAACTGATCCGGCTGCGGTGTCGCGGTGAAGTGTTAGCGAAAGCTCGCCGCTCTTTAGGCCACCGACGACTTCGCGGTAGCCGCCGCTACCTGCGTTGGTTACGTCAACTTCTGCGGCGTTCAAGGTCAAGGTTGCTTCTGCGATGTTGCTGCTTAGCGCCGTTCCGTTAAGGGTCACGTTCGGCTGAGTGACTACGTATTTTGCCATTGTCTTCTCCTAGTTGGCTATGACATCGACCTGTATGGTCGCTGCCAAGTATTCGATGTTGTTGATCTCGGTCGAGCCGTAGGAGCTCACTCGTCGCGCTACGCAGTCAAATGCATTACC